GGTGTGGTAACGTGAGCCCTTGGCAGCCGGCATACGTCATCGCTTGCCTGCCCAAATCTGTTAGCAATGATTGGCTTCGAAATGCTGGGACAAGTGTCATCGCGTTGGTGGGTATGAGAGTGGCATGTTTAATGGCCCCCCCTGTTTCTCTTTCTGCATGCACTTTAATGGGGTTGGCAAGTCTTCTGGGTTGTCGGTGGGTGGCGTTAAGATAGTAGTCACAATATCGCTTGAAATGGTCCGTGTTGGAACTCAGAAGGGCGATTTGTGAGTCTTTCTTATCGTTGTGGAAAACAGACTGACGTTGGTCGCCAGTTAGGATAACCATTTCGACATTGAACTTAATGGCCAAATACGCGTCAACGTAACCCGCTGGAAGTTTCCCATAGTCGTCCATTATGACAATTGACTTCCCTTCCCGCTCGCATGCTTTCTCAAATGTCATGATCCGCCGTGGGTCGACACCGGGTAATTTCTTCTTCCAGTCAACAGCTAGATTGATAGTCGGCACGATAATGTTGACTTCATTGGTGTCCACTAACCCATTCCTCATCAGCTCCTGTAGAGCCCTGCTTTTCCCTGCCCCCCCGGCTCCGTGAATGACGATAAGCCCCACACTCCTCTTCGCATTTTCGGCTAAGGCCACCCATGAAGTTAGCAGATCCCTGTCAAGTTTGGGCAACACTAGGCCAGTGAGGTTGTTTTTAACGTCAGACATGAACGCTGTGGCTCGTTTAGCGTCCAATATGTAATTATAGCAATTTCTTTTAAGGGCTTGAGCCATGTCAAGAAACCTGGACTGTGCGGCGTTGATGATACCTTCGTGCTGGGTAAGAAATCTCGCTCGTCGGTTGTAAAACACGGGTGGGATTTGGAATTCACCATCATGTTGTGGTCTATAGTTGGTGAAACCATGAGTTTTGAGTATCTCAATTGTCTCATCATCTAAGGGTTCAAGTACTATACCGGGTGACGTTTCTGGCTTTGAGCCGATCATTTGAGCTTCTTCCGAAGGTTCACCGTCATCATCATCCTCAGCCCTTGTGGTAGGCTCAGCCTCTTCAGATTCCAGTGCCGCTTCTGGATTTTCTGTTTCCAGCACACCTGGAATACTTTCAAGCTCTGGCAACTCGTCTTCGTTAGGTAATAGATCATCCGGCGAATGTTGCGATTCCCGACATTCCGAGTCTGAGTCACTCTCATCGTCACTCTGATCACAGTCGGTGTCAGTGCAGTCTGTGAATTGCCCATCTACCATATCGCCATTGTCGTCCTCGTTCGTTTGCTGGGGATGGTCTTGTGTCTCTTTGGTACCCTCTGAGGCTCCGCCATCTGCATTTGCAGACTCTCCATTTGGCGCACGCTCAGCGCTGCAATAGGGAGTGTTTTGTTGCCTTGGGTTGGGATTTTCTGATGATGGCTGATCCTTTCCTTCATTTGCTCGCTCATGGCGTTCGAACTCGGCTAGGAGGTCTAAGTCATCTGGTGAAGGGCTAGGATATCCTGTGATTGATGGTGTGGGGCCAGTTTCGTCATCTTTCTCCTCATCCTCGAACCATTGGTGACCACAGATTGCCCTCCTCACGGGCTTAGTCGTGAAGTACACTGGCCTTACGTCAGTTACTGTGAGTAACGCCGCATACGAAGATTTTCCCATCAAGTTTTGGAGAAATTCTCGCACACGAGCTCGTATTGACAGGCACATTTTTCCAAAGAGACTCTCCATCAATGGCGACTGGTAGTCGCTAGTTTGTTGCATGCCAGTTATGAAGAGCAGATAATTGGCTAACCGTATGAGATCCGCTGTGGAAAACCTAGAAAGCTCCTCAGTTGGGAGCACTTGGCGGATCTTGGCGAAGATGTCACGCAGTGACACTGCCTTCACAGAAAAACAGTAGAGTTGAAGGCGTTTGATAAACACGTGGGGGTAAGCTTTTTGGACATTAGCTTCGCTGGGATAAAATATCTCCGGAAGTCTAACGTAGTCTGATGCATGGAAGACCCACAGGGGTGGTAACGGCCATGACAATTGCTGTCGTCTCCGCTGTATCAGCACTATGTGGTGCGCCGCTTTAGTTTCAATTTTTTCTATGCTAAGATGGTTGCTTTCTGTGCCGATTTGCGCGGTGTTGAGCCATTTGAGAGTACCATAAGAATGGATGTAGGCCCCGCCCCCATGACCCCCAGGCATGTAGGCAAAGTGTTTTTCGTAGTATTCTAGCTTGTAAATCTCAGGAAATAAGCTTGGGAGTTTGTTGAGCGCCTCAATCGGTAACACAAGGGTGCCGTACAATCTTTGCAGGCGTGGGTTCCTCTCGAATAGTGTCCAAACTTGCTGTGATGACATGAAGTGTAGCGTGTCAGATATGACAGCGCAAGGTGTGTCAACCACCGGGCAAGAATGTGGGTTTGTCAACCCGAATCTGAGTACATCTTTGGGTTCGTGGCAATAGTTTTTAAATACGTCTGTGTTGGGCCCCCTTCTCAGTAGATGTAGTTTAGCTCGCTTGAGCTGTATGAGAGTGACGGAGTCTTTAGGTAAGTAACGTCCTATAATGTCGAGACAGTCATTTTCAATGATCTTGTCTGCTGCATGAGTGTGGGAAGTAGTGGCGAATGGTGATGTGGTGATCCCAATGCGCTCTAAAGTGAGTGCCTCAGTCTGTGTGACTGCGTAAGGGGCAATAGTCATTGCTTTCGTTGCTGCATGTTTAGCAGCGGAAAGACAATCCTGTGAATATGCTGCCCTTGCGTTAGGATCGGAGATTTGGTCGAGCAATTTTTGCACCGTGGTCATATCTCAGCAACTAAGTGTTCAGGGCTTCGCTAAGTTTCCTTATCAAGTGTCGTTGAGATTAGTTTAGTGCAGTTCAGTTTGTG